GGCCCCGCAAGGGGCCCCCAGCGCAGTGCAGCTTATCCCTGTACCTATGGTATTCCCCGTTAGGGGAGTATTGTTGGTATGGGATAGGAGGGATGTACCCTCCTGGACCGAAAGGAGCTCTGATCCGTGTCCCGAAAGAGACGTAGGACTGTACCTTACGGTGCAGCTACGAAAGCCTCCGCGACGCTTGAGGTTCGGAGAAAGAGTGACGGCTCTGCTGTCACTCCTATCCCTAATCCTTGGCGTACGTGGAATGACCCTCTCTTTTGGGGGCGACTTCAGGGGACTCAGGAAACTGAGTCCGAGAACCATGCCATTCACAAACGCAAGAATTTTGTGTTTGAGGGTGACATGGGGGGCAATTTTACCATGTCCAAACAATCGGTCGAATCTCCTTTACCGGAGATCGTCACGATTAGATGGCCGTGGGAAGATGGAGACCCATATTATGGGGGCTCCGGGCGTGAGAGTCGGTACACATATCGTGGACCGATTTGCATTCCCTGGAGTCCGAGCTGGACCTTCCCCCCATTTGCCAGTTCGAGTGATATCGAACTGAACTTCTGGGGTACGAAGGCCATTGCTCTCTCCGCCCCAACGAATTCCGTGGCACAGACTGCTGTTGCCTTGTTGGAGGCCTGGAAGGATGGCATACCACACCTGGTAGGCCATTCCCTCTGGCGAGATAGGACCCTCCGCGCCAAAAACGCGGGTGGAGAATATCTCAACCTCCAATTCGGCTGGAAGCCCCTTATATCGGATATCACGAACTTTGTTCGTGGTATCCACCATTTCGACAAACTGTACTCGCAGTTTGTTCGGGATGGAGGTAAGGGTGTCCGGCGGAAGTATTCGTTTTCTCCTGAAGTCAGCTACTCGACGACCACGTTTCCAGAGATGCAGTCAGTTGGTGGGCCTAGTTTTGTGGCCCAACAACTTCTCTATAACAATGGTCAGAAGGTAGCCGGACACTATGGTGTTATAACCCGTAGTCGTAAGACTACAATACAACGCTGGTTTTCTGGAATGTTCACCTACCATGCGCCTCCGGGCTTTGCCCCTTGGCAGTATGGTGATGTTCTTTCCAAGGCGAGACAAGTTCTTGGTCTCGACCTTACGCCAGACGTTGTATGGTCTATAGCACCATGGAGCTGGGCCGTTGACTGGTTTACGAGCACTGGGGATATAATACATAACCTCAGTGCCTATAGCCAGTATGGCCTCGTACTCAGGTATGGCTATATCATGGAACATTCTATCGTCCAAGATATCTATACCTTTGACGGTGATCCCGCTTCAACCCTAAAGGTTGGTAGTGGTTTCACCGGTCACCCTCCTCCGGTGGTGTTAACTTCCGAAAGGAAGTTAAGGAGGAAGGCGACACCCTTTGGGTTCGGCGTAGATCTGAGTGCCTTGTCGGGCACCCAGAAAGCCATTATCGCCGCCCTTGGCGTAAGCCATGGGCGTCGATAGATGAGCTACCCTGCGTAAACGTCAACAGGGGCTCATGACCTGAGCCCTAGGAGTGATGCCTATGTCTTTCACCGATCCGCAGTCCATTACCATTAGCGCGGTGACAACGCCGCTTCCGCGTACTTTTGCGGAAGGGGCAGAGTCAGCGTATGCGTCTGCTGATGGACTTTTGAAGCTCTCGATAAACCATGCCTTGGTAAAACAGGGCAGGGCGCGTCGATTGCTTCGGCTTGACCACTCGAAGTTGACCTCCGATCCGTTTAAACCGGCAGAAAATGTCAAGGTCACGACGGCACAATATGTCGTGTTTGACATTCCTCCTGCCGGTTATACGAATACGGAGCTCATGGCTGTATGGACAGGGTTTAAGACCCTGTTCACTGCCTCTTCGGATGCGGCCATCACCAAGTTGCTTGGCGGTGAGTCGTAGCGAGCATCGGGAGACACTAGAGGACTCTCAATCGGTTACGTCGACCGGTAATCCAGCCGGTAAGCGTTATTCGATTGGGAAATTCCTGGACGTGTTTTCCGGTGGCCACGTAGATCCGGAGTACAACGAGTTTACGATCCATGTTAGGATCAGCTATAAAACGCTGACCTTCGTGGTTCTTACGCTCGTTGGTGCTCTTAGGATCTCAGACCTCATCTTTCACTAAAACCCCGGAAGGGGAATTAGTGTAAGTGAGTAGGCTTGCACATGAGAATGTGCTCACTCGGTGGTGATTAGTTGGCGTAACCTTTTCTATAGGAG